CTGGTTCGCAATTGCGCCGGCTCACTCAGTTCTCCGCGTCCGCTCTGGGTCAGCCAGATCGTGACAACGATGTTATTGTTGGCTTCTTGGCCGATACGAGCAGTGCAGCGGGTCTGTTGGCTCTTACTGCGTCTCTAGAATCGGGACTCATCGATGAGCTTGAGAAGACACATGGTCTTACCTTCCCATCGGTTGATCGTTTCGAAGCTGGAGGCTCTATTGGCTCTGTCATCGGTGGAGCGACATGGGGACTCGAAGGCGAAGCTGACATCCCCGAAATCGACATCAAGGTCGATTCCGTGGCTGTTACCGCTATCACCAAGAAGCTTAAGGCTAAGTGGACTCCGGAGTTAGGACAAGATCTTAACGCCTACCACAACCTTGATGCTGAGGTCGAGCTTACTCAGATCCTTTCCGAGCAGATTGCTCTTGAAATCGATCGTGAGATCCTTGACGACCTCGTTCGTGGTGCTGCTGCTGGTGTACGTTACTGGTCCCGTTCCCCTGGTCGCTTTGTTAACAGAGAGACTGGTGCCGAGATCGGTGCAGCGACAACCCCTGACTTCACGGGTAACGTGAGTGAGTGGTACGAGACCCTCATTGAGACCATCAATGATGTCTCGGCACAGATCCACCGGAAGACTCTCCGTGGTGCTGCTAACTTCTGCGTCGTTGGACCAGAGGTTGCCAACATCCTTGAGTTCACTGCTGGTTTCCGTGCCAATGTGACTGCTGATAGCGACCGCGGCGACGCGGGTGCTATTAAGGTTGGTTCGCTTTCGAAGAAGTTCGACATTATTGTCGATCCTTACTTCCCGCGTAACTTGGTCCTTGTTGGCCGACGCGGTAGTAGCTTCCTTGAAAGCGGCTATGTGTATGCACCTTATGTGCCACTGCAGACCACTCCAACAATCTTCGGTGTTGAAGATTTCGTGCCCCGTAAGGGAGTCATGACTCGATACGCCAAGAAGATGGTCCGTCCAGATATGTACGGATTGGTGGTTGTTGAAGACTTAGTCGGCGGCTAGGTTAAATCGACTTAGGTCAAATTATGAAAGCCTCGCCTCTCTTTTGAGGCGGGGCTTTCTATTTAGTAATGACTTAATATGGGAGTTCTTACATGGCTATACCTAAACTAAACCCTGCTTCTACATCCAATGCTAACGTGCTGCCGGTTACTGGCACCACCGGCAATGTGGTAGCTACCCTTCCTTTTGGTATATATGCTACGTCGTCGCCATTTATCTCGGGCGCCGCCGACCAAGTAGCATATACTTACAAAAAGCTGGGAGGTGACGTTCTAGATATTGAGCTGGCTGAGGGAAATGTATACTCCGCATATGAAGAAGCGGTTTTAGAATACTCCTATTTATTAAATCTTCACCAAAGTAGAAACGCGCTGTCATCTATGTTGGGAGCACCGACTGCTTCTTTTGATCAACACGGTGAGATTGTCGCTGGCGATGCTTTATCGGGCTCTAATATAGAATTAAGATATCCTAAGTATGACTATGGGTATGTGCGTCGAGTAACCGAAGGCCTTTCTACTGATACAGCTCTGGGGGGAACCCTTCCTATCTATTCTGCCTCTATCGACAGAATTGTAGGCCAGCAAGATTATGATCTGCAGTCTTTGATATCTGCATCCTCAGTGAGCGACACGTCTGCCACGTTCGCCGGCCGAGTGCAAGATAAGAGAGTTATTATTAGGAAAGTGTTCTTTAAGACTCCTCGTGCAATGTGGAGATTTTATGGCTATTATGGGGGATTTTCTGTAGTGGGGAATATGAGAACTTATGGCCAATATGCTGACGACTCAACTTTCGAAATTGTCCCCACATGGCAAAATAAACTACAAGCCATGGCCTATGAAGACGCCCTCTGGACACGAACATCCCATTATTCGTATGAGATCCAAAACAATATGCTAAGAATCTTTCCAGAACCACAAATGGAAACTCCTGAAAAGTTTTGGGTTCAGTTTTCCATTCAAAACGATTATAAACCATGGGAGGATGGCAACGCCGACACCGGTGCGCAGGGAATTAACAACATGAATACACTCCCCTTCCAGAATATTCCCTTTGATAGTATAAACTCCATTGGCAAGCAATGGATCCGTCGATTTGCGCTGGCGCTCACTAAGGAAATGCTGGGCCAAATTCGAGGTAAATTCGCGGTGGTACCCATACCCGGAGAATCGGTCACGCTTAATCATTCTGAGTTGCTTGCACAAGCAAAAGCGGAGCAAGATGCTTTGCGCGAAGAACTAAAGACAATTCTTGATGAAACGACCTATGAAAAGCTCGGCTCCTACGACTCTTCGCTGCAAGATTCTACGAAGAAAGTCATGGAGAATATCCCAGCTGGCATTTTTGTGGGTTAGATAGATGCCTAACAGTAAAAGAACTCAAAAACAGATTTTAGCCGGCAAAGATGCTCGTAATGATAACATTGCAGATAGCAAAATTGCTAAAAATATTAAGAACATAGAGATAGCCCCCGCGTCGCTGGAAACCATTGATCAGGCTATGCTTCGATACGTGAATGATACTTTAAATTTATCTGTTCAAACGAACGAGGGGTTCAAAAAGGTGCCTGTTTTGTGGGTGACTGCCGAGAGAGCATATCAGGTGAAACAGAACAAAGAGTTACGAGATGCTGAAGGTACACTTATCCTTCCTCTGATTACGATTAACCGAGCGAGCATAGAAAAGAACGCGCAGTCGGAGTATGCAGTCCCAGCAGCAAACATCCCAGAAGTCCGAGACGCTATGGGCGGAAGCATTACCGTAGCACGAGTAATAAATCAGAAAAAAACAGCTGAATTCCAAAATGCATACTCTAAAAGGAAATTCGGCCGCCAAACGTGGCCTGAGGTGAAAGCCGGCCGCGTGGTTTACCAAACCGTTTCCATTCCGTTTCCTACGTGGGTTGCTGTTAATTATGAAATATCTGTGCGGACAGAATATCAACAACAAACTAACGAAATTTTGAGGAAGATCATTAGACAGGGTGGCTTAAACGGGATGCCGTTTCGTCTTGAAAGTGAGGGTCACAAATTTGAGGCCTTTATCGACGGTTCCCTAATCAACAATTCAAACGTCGCTAACTTAGCCATGGAGCAACGAAATTATGAAACTATGGTAAAGATTAAAGTATTGGGATACCTAATTGGCGACGGAGACAATGAAGACCGCCCAAACATAGTAAAAAGAGAGAATGCTGTCGAGGTTAAGATACCCCGAGAAAATGTTATTTTTGGAAATATCCAGGACTTCCTGGATAATTCAGGCTTTTATAAAGAGTAAAGGTTGTTTCCAGATTTATTTTACTATTTATCTTTGAACACAAAGTTCTTATAGGAGAATCTTTAAGATGCCAGTAGATAGTTTTAGATTTGTATCGCCGGGCGTTTTTATAAACGAAATAGACCAATCCCAGGTCCCCCGTCAAAGTGCAGGCCCCTCAGGCCCCGTTATTTTCGGTGTAGCCGAAAAGGGCCCCGCGTTGGTACCCACCAAAGTTTCAAGTTTTTCAGAGTTTGTAAACATATTCGGCGCCCCGATCCCCGGTTCGGATGGCGTGAGTGATGTTTGGAGAGATGGGAATTACTCCAATCCGACATATGGCGCATACGCAGCGCAGGCATATCTCGCCAACGGAGGGCCTATAACCTTTGTGAGATTAGTCGGTGACGAAGACCCAGCCGGGTCGGATAAGAACGGATGGGTTGTTAACCAAATCGGCGCCCGAAGCGAAGAGGCCACGTATGGACTTTTCATCATGGGCACTGGCTCTAATAACGCCGAAGGTGTTCTGGCGGCAGTTATTCATACTAAAAACTCAGCGAGCGTTTTCCTTAAAGGACAGGTAGGTATCCAGTCTGAAATTGGAGAAGTTCAGGCTCAGGCCGCCATCCAGCGTCCCGTGAGTGTGGGAAGCACATATGAGTACAAAATTCTTGTTTCTAGTTCCACCACAGGGCGAACTGAAGAAACAACCTTCAATTTCAAGCCTACGAGCGCTCGTTATATTCGCAAAGTGCTTAATACTAACCCACATTTGCTAAATTCGAGTATTACTCCTACAGTTAACCTGAAAGACTACTTTTTGGCCGAAAGTTTCGACCGTGCAGTAGTTGACAATATTAGCAACTTTGACGACGACGACGTGACACGCACTGAATTGTCAGGAACTTATGCGGTTGTATTGGGTCTTAGCACAGGTTCGGCTTACGGCGGATACCATTCCGGCAAGTACGAAACACCAGCTTCTCCATGGATTGTTGGACAGGACTTGTCTGATGATGTGACCAATTTTGACGTTAACGCCTCAACGCAAAGACTCTTCCGCGTTTATTCGCGTGAAGGGGTTGAATACGCTCAGAGTCATTATAAGATTTCTATTTCTGATATTAAACAGTCCCCTAACCCCCAGTACGAAAGCTACGGCACATTCACTCTGTTGGTTAGAGACATTAGAGATACTGACGAAAACCCGGTTGTTTTTGAGCAGTATAACAACTTGAACCTAAACCCTGCGTCCTCGAACTTCATCGGGCGACGGATTGGTGATAAGAGCTATGAATACGATAGCACAAACCAGAAGTGGAGAGAGGTAGGACAGTATCCTGTGATCTCTCAGCTTATTCGTGTTGAGCTTGACGAAACCGTGACAAACGGTGACCACGAAGCATCTCTGCTTCCCTTCGGTTTCCGCGGCCTTCCTATCTACACACCATTTAATCTGCAGAGTGCTTCCGCAGAAGTATTGTCCTATGACATAAATGGATCTGGATCTGCT